GGCCCCGGAGTACCTGAAAGATGACGATGAGGCATAACGTAGAGCTAACCGGCTCCGGGCAGGTTCATCGCCCGGAGTCCGGTTGAGCGCCATGTTATGCGTGGAGGATGCAAAGAATGATGACGATGCCAAAGTGCCACGACTGCGGGAGGTTCTGCCGTCCGGTTGCGTGGAAAATGATCTATTCCGGAGCGCTTCCCGAGCCGCAAGAGGAGATTTACAGATGCGCGCCATGTGTGGAGAAGCACGGATTGTTCGAGCCGCAGCACGGCATAAAGCCAGAGTATTCATGCGGAAAGTTTCCCGCCGTCCCGCCAGCGCCGACTTTTGCAGACGGTATGACGAAAGAGGACGACAGGCGGTTTCTGGAACTGACCAACGACCTGACGCATAACGCAGAAATAACCGGCCGCGCCAGCGGTCCGGGTTGATTGACGGGTTAGCCCGTACCTTAACCACGAAGAAAGGAAACACCATGAGCAACGACCCTTGGATTTACCGCAGCGACAACATGAAGTGCAAGACGTGCATGTGGTTTGTGCCGAAGGTGGCAGCAACGCACCCGCTGCACGACAACAAACACAACGATACGAACACTTACGATCTTGGTCGTTGTCGTCGCCATGCGCCTTCGATGGGCGGCTATCCGGTAGTGATGGTCAATGATTGGTGCGGCGACCATCGGCTTGACGAGAACAAGTTCCGTGCGGGCTAACACTAATTATCCGGACCGTGCAAGGTAGGCCATGAGCTACAGACTCACCAAGAAGGCCGCAGCGCAGCGCCAACGGCTGATCGCAATGAGGGCAGGACGCGAGCGCACCAGGCTTGCAGCGCCAGCGCCGGATTACCCGGTTCAGCTTCCGGAATTGCGCCGGCAGATCATCATTCGAGATTTCGACTTCGGCGAGAAGATCCACACGCTAGACCTGTACCGCACGAACCGCGTCGACTGCTACCGAGTAGTCGCGGATGGCATCGAGTGGAAACGCCGGATCGGATGGTCGAACATCTTGGCTGGCCTGAGGAAATCAATGCCGCGCGTCGGCTCTTTTGGAGGGTAAGGCGATGGTCACAAACGCACAGATGAACGCCTGGAACAAGGCCGCGCACATGGCGGCAATGCGCAAGCTGCGGAACGCCCGCGCTGAGGCTGTAGCGGCGATCCTGGGCAAGAGAAAATCGGCGGACAAGCCATTGACAGCGCCGACGAAGCTCGGATAATCAAGATTCCGGGCTTGTAATCCGGAGACACCAAAAAGGGAATCATGTGCTTACAGTTCATTTTGATCGAGGGAGTCGGCAATCGCCGAAGCGTTCCCCCTTTCCCGCTGGCGTCTGCCTGTCGGATTTACTACCCGGCCCCTCGTTCAAAGTGAATTGACAATGAATTTCTACAAACACCATCTTGGAGACTACGCGCAGGCAACGGCTCATCTGACGTTTGTAGAAGACGCCGCCTACAGTAGATTGATCCGGAAATACTACGCCGAGGAAAAGCCACTACCTCTCGAAATCAAGGCAATCCACAGACTTGTCGGCGCTCGAACGAAGGAGGAAAAACAGGCCGTCGAGGACGTTTTGGAAGAATTTTTTTTAAAAACTTCTGACGGATGGCGAAATAAGCGATGCGATGAAGAAATTGAACGCGCAAACGCACAAGCCGAGACAAATAGGCTTATAGCTCAAGCACGTGAAGCGCGAAGGAAAGCACGAACCGAGAACGAGGCAAGCACGAATCGTGATGAAAAAGAGAACGAATCGTCTAACGAATCGTCGGCTAGTCGTGAACCTAGCCAGACTCCAGACTCCAGACTCCAGACTAAACCTACAGAATCAAAAGCACTGTTCGGCAACATCGAAACCCAGCCTCAAGCACCCGACCCCAAACCCGAACAATCGCAAGCCCGCAAAAAGCTCTCCGAAGCCTGCATCGAAGTCCTAAACTTCCTCAACGAGAAAACCGGGCGAAATTATCAACCCGTGAAAGCAAACATCAACCTAATCGCGTCAAGGATCAAGGAGGGCGCGACCGTGATCCAATGCAGACAGGTGATCGCCAAAAAATGCCGCGAGTGGAGAGACGATCCAAACCGGGAAATCTACCTGCGACCGAAAACGCTTTTCAACGCGACGAACTTTGCGCAGTACCAGGGGGAGCTTTTGCAGAACATGACATCGGAAAATCAAGCCACAACCGCATGTATCTGCTGCGGCAAGCCTTGGACAAAACGAATCGGCGGAAGCCCGTATTGCCAAGATCATGATCAGCATTCGCAACGGGTGCCGGCATGATCTGGACACGCCACGGCGAGATGGGAATGATTGCCGAACCCTACCGCGTAGGAAAGTTTTTCCTCGATGGCTGCACGCTCTATGGGCTTTGGTGCGGCGATGAAAAGCTCGGATACTTCGATTGCTTTGAGGACGCACAGACCGAGGCAGAGAGGCATGCGAAGAGCGAGGAAGAACAGCGAGGCCAGACATGATCACCCGCGCGCGTTTTCCCCACACAATCCTCGCAATCGACCCCGGCACGGCGGTAAGCGGCTGGTGCATCCTCAAGCCCGACGACAGCATCATCGCTGGCGTGAGCGATAACGAGCAGCTGCTCTACGGCCTGCCGGGTATGCCTGCCGACCTGCTGGCCGTCGAGGTGTTCGAGGCGCGCGGGATGCCCATCGGGAACGAGAGCATCGAGACGATCCTTTACACGGGCATGCTGATGCAAGCATGGCCCGGCACGCTGCGCCGCGTGAAGCGATCCGAGGTCAAGCGGCATCTGTGCGGCACGCTCAAGGCCAAGGATGCGAACGTGCGCCAGGCGATCATTGACCGCTACGGCGGGCAGGCTGCCATCGGGCGCAAGGCGACGCCCGGCCCGCTGTACGGGGTCACGTCGCACGCTTGGGCGGCGCTGGCGGTGGCGATCACGGCACGGGAAGTGGGGATTGACACTCCCGCTTGATTGCCCTACCCTTCCGCGAATTGCACACGGGAGGGATGGGTATGTCGAGGCACAGCAAACGCAGCGCAGTACCGCAGATGCCGGGCGAACAGGTAGCCGACACACGAGGCGCAGGACTTGACTTGGACGCCGTCGGCGATACCGGTCCCCAGCCGGTACAGGCCGGCGTCGAGTACGAGGACGATCTCGGCGACGACCTGCCGCCGAACACCGAATCCGATGTCGACGAGGCCATCGCACTGGCGCAGTCCGGCCAGGCCAGGCCGATCATCAAGCCCCGCGCCCCGGCTCCAGTTGCCAGCTTCCACCGCCCCGACCCTGGCCGCCCGCCGAATGCCGCCGTGAATCAAGCCCCGTCGATGACCTACGCGGATGCGATGGCTGCTGTTGAAGCCGGGACTTTGCAGCGGTCGGTGCTCACCGAGCGCGGATGGGTTGCGGTGCAGAAAGCCCCGCCGCCCGAGACGAAGCGATAGGAGCGCCGGCCATGTGCGGAGATTTCCTCGATGGAATTTTTGGCGGCAGTACTCCCCCGCCCGTGGTGACGCCGGCTGTCGGCGTCGATACCGACAAGGCCGCGGCGGACGCATCGTCTGCCGGTATCCAGCAGCGATCAGCGCGCAAGCGTGCAATGCGCGCTCAGTCCCTGCTTGCGACGGGGGCTGGTGGCGACGAATCAAACGTCGTGACCGGCCTTCCGGCGGCGACGGCGGCAAAGACCAAGCTCGGAGCCTGACCGCATGAAAGTTGATGCCGCCGCGATCTGCCGCCGCCTGGAGCGGATGAAGTCCGCGCGGTCGGTCATCGAAACCGAAATCCGCGACTGCTATCGCTACACCGACCCGGTGCGCGGTACGGCGTTCGAGAACCTGGGAACGGTGCCTATCGACGGCGGAAGCGTGGCCATCAGCAACGCCGCAGACAAGCGCGCCGACCTGCTTACCGATGTCGGCACCGAGAGCGCGCGGATTCACGCGGCGGCTCTCATGTCGGGCATGGTACCGGCGAATTCGATGTGGTTCGGCCTGGACGTGCCCGATGCCGGCGACGCGGAAAAGCAGTGGCTCGAAGACGCGGCGAAGGCGGTATGGGAGAACATCCACGCCAGCAACTTCGATGCCGTGGCATTCGATTGCATGTACGACATCACCATCGCCGGGCAGTTTGCGATGTTTGTCGAGGAGGCCGACGAGGGCGGCTACCGCTTCGAGCAGTGGGCGTTTGCCAACACGTATTTCTCATCCTCGCGCAACGGCGGGCCGGTCGATACCGTGATCAACGAGTACCCTCTGACCGCTGAGCAGGCCGTCATGGCCTACGGTGAGGACATGGTAAGCGAGCAGGTCCGCAAGGCTTACGCCGAGACGCCGGATCAGCAATTCGTTTTCATCCGCGCCATCTTCCCGCGCCACGAAGGCAGCGGCCGCATGGCCAAGAATATGCCCATTGCCTCGATGCACATCGAGCAGGGCACGAAGCACGTTTGCCGCGAGTCCGGCTATCACGAGATGCCGGTCGGCGTGCCGCGATGGAAGTTGCTTACCGGATCGCATTACGCGCTGGGTCCGGTCTATGACGCGCTACCCAGCCTCAAGACGTTGAACAAGGCCGTCGAGATGGTGCTGGCGAACATGGACCTTGCCGTTGCCGGCATGTGGATCGCCGAGGACGACGGCGTTCTTAATCCGCGCAGCGTGCGCGTTGGGCCGCGTAAAATCATCATTGCCAACAGCGTCGACAGCATGAAGGCGCTGCAGCCGGCGGCAAAGTTCGATGCGGCATTCCTGCAAATTGACGCCCTCGAAAAGCAGATTCGCCGCGTGCTGATGGCCGACCAACTCACGCCGAAAGACGGCCCCGCGATCACCGCGACCGAGGCAACGATCAACGTCGAACTGATCCGGCAGCAGCTTGGCCCGATCTACGGCCGCATGCAGTCCGAATTCCTGCAATGGCTGGTTATGCGCTGCTTCGGCATCGCGTACCGGGCCGGCGCGCTCGGCATGGCGCCGCCTGCCATCCGTCGCAGCATGGTATCCGTGCGCTACGTGTCGCCGATTGCGCGCGCCCAGCGTGCCGTCGATGTTGCCGCGATGGACCGCTACGAGCTATCACTCGGCCAGGCCGCGACGGTGCGCCCCGAGGTGCTGGATAACTACGACTGGGACGAGGCCGAGCGCGAGCGGGCGGAACTGCTCGGCGTGCCGAAGAAACTGACCGTCGAAATAGAGAAACGCGACGAGATGCGCGCGCAGCGGCAGCAGGCCGCACAGCAGGCGCAGCAGCAGCAAATGCTTGCCGGTGCCGTAGGGGCAGCGGCATGAGCCAACAATTCACGATGGTTGAACGGATGACATCGACCGGAATGTCCACCGCGCTCAAGCTGCACGAGATAAGGGAGATCGGCGGCGAGCAGTACGAGTGGAGCGATGTAGATTTTGGCGCCACGGGAATCGCCGACGACGAAGCGCGTCAACGGCTGCTTGTGGCGTCTCAAAACGCTTTTGAGCGCACAGAACGAGGTCTGGCATGAACGGCAAACTGACACAAGATGAGATTGCCCGGCTGCGCGTCATCACCCGCATCGAGATGCACGGCAGCGGATACGGCATGATTGAAGCCGGAGGCCGAACGTTTCGAATCAGCTTCCGCGATCTGCTTGACGTTGTGCAGGCCGTCGAATCGGTCATGCTCAAGCTCACTGGCAAGGTGCTCAATCGCAAGTTTGTCCCGGCGCTGACCGACCGCAACGCCCTGGCGCTGGATATGCTGCAAGCCGGCGGGCCGGACATCTACGACGGCGCCCTCGGCGAGTCGCCGGAACCGGAGGCGCATTACATGCGTGTCGAGATCGGCGAAACCCGGTGGGATCAGTGGTTCACCCGCCTGGACGAACTCATCAAGTGCCTTTACAACATCGTCCGCGAGGCGCAGCAACAGGCCGCGCCGGTCGCAATTCACTGATCGAAGGGAATCCATCATGGCGCAAACCACCATCCTCGCATCTGCCCAGACCGCCGCGACTTCCAGCGACATCACGCTGCTGCAAGGCGAAACGCGCACCGTCGGAATCTTCAGCAGCGCGGCGATTGCTGAGTACATCGCGTTCCCGATCATGATTGACACGCCGGGCGACGACCGGCAGATTGGCACGCTGACGAACCTGGTTCCCGCCGTTGTGATCAGCGGCCCCGGAACCTTCCGCGTAAAGCGCCCGGACATCTCGGCTGGCGCGGTCAATGCAGGCGTCTACACCGAGGGCTGACCCGTGCTGCTGCGCCCCGTATTGATGCCGATTCTGCGCAACCCGTTGCAGGGTATCGCGGACGGAATCCGCAACATGCTTGCGGAATTGCTCGGCAGTTCGCAGTTCTTCGCCCCGCTCACGCACTCCCTGGTCCTCGCCCGAGGCACCGGCTCCCCCACCTTCACCCGCGCCACCACCAAGACCGTCGAGAACAACGATGGCTATTTGGTCACGCTCGCCTCTGGCGAAATTGGGTTTCCGGGGGCGCGGAGGGTGAGGAATCTCATCTCCACCAGCAGCGAGGACATACCGAACTACGGCAACAACAACACCACGGTGTCCGCTTCATCGGAAGCAATAAGCGGCGTTGTATCCACCTATGACATATATGAAACAGCAGCAACCGGGATTCACACGCGCAATCGGCTGTTCCCGGCGCTGGCGGGGCACAAGTATGTTTGCTCCGTGCGCGCTAAGGCAGGAACGCTTCGCAGGGTGATGATCCGGGATGGTGCCGTCACTGGCGCAGCTTCCACTTTTGACCTAGTTGATGGTGTTGTCGTTGCCGATGAAGCCGGGGGCGTGGGCAGCATCGAAAGCACGGAAGATGCTGGCGTCTATTTGCTGTCGATGACATTCACCGCGCCGAGCGATGGCAACTACTCACCATATGTTTATCTGATGCGGGATGGCACGGCCGGGATTGGCAGCGCTTCATACGCCGGTGACATCACAAAATACCTGACGGTTGGTGGCGTGCAAGTCGAAGACGTCACCGTCCAAACCGCGGGGGAGTATGTGAGCGTTGGTGTTCCATCGGATTGGGCTGGAGATGAGTTGGTCACGAATGGCGCGTTTGATAGCGCGACTACGGGGTGGACTGCGATGTCTGCTTCTGTCCTTTCTGTTGTTGGGGGAAAGCTTAGGATTACGAATGGCGCTGTCGCTTTTGGAGGAGCGCAACAAGCAATTCAAACTGTCGTAGGTCAAAAGTATGTCGTCAGTAGAGAATTTGCGGCTGGGACAATAGCTACAGCCGTTTTGTATGTCGGATCGACTTCTGGCGCGGCAGACCTTTACGTTGAGGATGGAAACGCAATTACCCCCCGCATTGCAGAATTTACCGCTACTACAACGACGACATACATTCAAGTGTATGTCGGAGACACAGCAAACGGAGGGTATGCCGACTTCGACAACATCAGCGTCAAGCCAGCCTACTACCACGGCTCATTCGTAGATGGCGTCAAGTGCTTCCCGACTGATCTGAGCGGGAATCCTATCCCTGCGGCTACGCTGATTGGCTATCAGGTGGAAGGGGCGCGGACGAATCTATGTTTGCAGAGTAATGCGTTTACTGCGACTTGGAGTGCGAGTGGGACACCTACTCCTACTCAGAACGTAGTTGGGCCGGATGGTGCTACATCTGCTTGGACTCTGACGGACAACAATGCTGCGAGTATTGAGGGGGTCGGCCAGACGATTGCGTTGACTGCTGCAACCTATACCTATAGCATTTTCGTAAAGAAAACCACAGGAGCGCAATCCTCGTATCCGGTGATTACCGCTGATAATGGTGCGTCACGCATTGCCGCCTGCACAGTAGACACCACAAATGGAGTAGCAACGGTTTGGACGGCCTACACCAGCCTTACGGTACAGACTTCATCCGCCTCCTGTGTATTCCATGACGCAAACTACTGGCGTGTGTCGCTTACATTTTTGGCAACTGCTGAAAATTGGGTCCACTATCTGCTGGCTGCGGCAACGGCTAACGCTACGCAATCTACAGGAACATTCGACGTAACCGCCCAAGGTTCCGCAGTCTTCTACGGCGCACAAGTCGAACTCGGCTCCTTCGCCAGCAGCTACATCGCCACCACCACCGCTGCCGTGACACGGGCGGCTGATGCGGATGCCACGCCGACAGCAAGCAACATCCTCGCCGCAGCAAGCACCGTGTATCTCGAATTCACGCCTGATCACACGCCGTCTGGAACCATCGCGCTGTGGGGAACCTACGTCGATGCAAGCAACTACACCGCAATCCTGCACGATGCCACCAACATGATCATGCGGAAGCGTATCGCCGGGGTGAATTACGACGCCACGATAGCCAATGCTTTCAGCGCCAACACGACGTACAAGGTCTGCGGATCGTGGGGCGCGTCAGGGGCCACAGTTACGGTCGACGGCACGGAAGGCACTCCACACGCCAATACCACCGCAGCGCAGATCGCCGCTACGATGCAATGGGGCGCTGATGGCAACTCGCTGCAACAGCCGTTTGCGACTGAGCGAAACGCGCGGGTATGGCAGAGGCAGTTGAGCACATCTGAGCGGGGCGCGATCACGGCATGAAATACCTCCTGATCATCCTCCTGCTCTCAGCCTGCGGAGGTTTCCCGGTGCAAGTCGTGCAGACCACAAGTCCGAACGGCACGCCGGTAATTGAGCACATCGACGACCACGCCCTACCGACGATCTGCGGCGACCACATGAGTGCTGCGGGATGCTGGACGGTGGATGCAGAAGGCAAGCACCACATTTGGCGTTTCTCGATGTCGGGAACGCCGGACACACGCGCCCACGAACTCGCGCACGTCGATTACGGCTACTGGCATGGACCGTGGAATGGCAAGTGCGCGAAGGTGATCAAAGACACGGCGCGCTACCGAGTCGGGCAAACTGTCTGCGTCGATCAGCGCGGCGAATCGGTGCATTGATCGTGGATAGAGAGATCGCTCCGCCCGAGGATTACGCGGCCACGTTCGGGGGCTTCAAGCCTGGTCAGAACGTACTGGAGGATCTGGTCGCGCGATTCCACGACCGCCCAATTTACGTTCCGGGCGGCATCGAGGCGCAACGCGAGACGGAAAAGCGCGCCGCACAGAAGGAAGTCGTAGGATTCATCCTGCGGCGAATCGGTCACATCAAGGAGGATGGAAATGCTGAAGCGTAATTGGTGGGTATTGCGGAACAAGGAGGATGGTGAGGGCGGATCGGCTGGCGGCGGCGGTGCTGCGTCCGGCGATACCGGATCACAGGGCGCGGCAGGTTCCGCCGCTCAGGGTGCCGGCGAACAATCGCTGTTCGCGCAGATCGGAGCAGGCGACCAGGGCGACCAGGGTGCAGCCGGCCAAGGCGATGCCGGCGCTGCTGCTGGCGCAGGCACCGAGACGCCCGAGCAGATCGCGCTGAACGCCTCCGAGAAGGACACACGCCGCCCGCCGCATGTGCCGGCCAAGTTCTGGAATGCCGAGAAGGGCGAGATCAATGCCGAGGCGTGGGGCAACAGCACGAAGGCGCTCGAGTCCCGCATGAAGGACATCGGCTTGCCGCCGAAGTCCGCCGACGAGTACAAGTTCGACCCGCCGGCCGCATTCAAGGACGCCGGCCTCGACCTCGACCCGGCGTTGGCCAAGCAGATGCGCGACGATGCGCTCGCTCAGGGGCTGACCCAGAAGCAGTACGAGTGGATCATGGGCAAGTACTATTCCGAGCTTGAGGGCATGGTCAACATGTCCGCCAAGGTCGGCGGCGAACGGCTGCGGGCCGACTTGATGACGCACTACAAGACGCCCGAGGCCATGCAGCAGAACGTCAGCCTGGCACTGTCCGTGGTCAAAGCCTACGGCGACGATGCCGAACTGGCCGCCGCAATGGGGCCGCAGGGCAACACGCCGGCATGGGTCTATCGCGTTCTCGCCAAGGTCGGCAAGGAGTTGAAGGAAGACCCCGGCGCGCAGAATGATGGTATTCTTGCGCAAGACGACATCGGGGAACTGATGCGAGGCAAGCCCGGCGACGAGGACGCCCCGTATTGGAACCCGCAGCACCCGCAACACAAGTCTGTCGTCGCCAAGGTTCAGCGGCACCACGAGGCGCAGAGTAACGCGCGGAAGCGGAAGGCCGCATAGCAACAAGCGCCACCCGCCTTCGATCAACCCGAGAGGGCCGCAGGCGAGGCGCAGCAGGACACGCGGAACAACCGGCAACGGCCCGCAAACGTAGCGCCCGCAGCACCGCAGTCAGGCCCACCGGCCGAAGGCTAAATGGTGGAACAACCTGGAAAAGAGACGAATCACTCAACTTTTTTTCAGGAGATCATCATGTCCTTCCAAGTCACCGAAGCATTCGTGCAGCAGTTCAGCTCGAACTTCTACCATCTCTCGCAGCAAATGGAATCGCGTTTCGGCTCTGCCGTGCGCGTCGAAGCCGGCATCGTCGGCGACTCCAAGAAGATCAACCGCATCGGCGCGACCGCCGCCCAGAAGAAGACCACGCGCCACGGCGATACCCCGCTGATCGAGACTCCGCACTCGACCCGCTGGATCGACCTGGACGATTACGAGTGGGCCGACCTAGTCGATGAACTCGACAAAAAGAAGATGCTTTCTTCTCCCGATTCCGAGTACCTGAAGGCCGGCATCTCGGCGATGAACCGCAGCAAGGACGACGTGATCTATGCCGCCATGCGCGGATCGGCGCGCACCGCCTCGGGTACGACCGCCCTGCCGTCCGGCCAGAAGATCGCCGTCGGCGCTACCGGCCTGACCAAGGCCAAGCTGGTATCTGCGCGCAAGCTGTTCCGCAGCAACGAGGCGGACGGCGAGAACGGCGAGGAACTCTACATCACCTACGGTGCCGAACAGCTCGAAGACCTGCTGAACGATTCCAGCCTGACCTCGCTGGAATACAACACGGTCATGTCGCTGCTGGAAGGCGACATCGCCAAGGGCCGCAAGCTGATGGGCTTCAAGCCGATCCCGTCCGAGCGCCTGACGAAGGTCACCAATGACCGCTTCGTCTGCGCCTGGGCCAAGTCCGGCGTTGCCCTCGGCGTCGGTGCCGAAATCCAGACCCGCCTGACCGAACGCGCCGATAAGTCCTACGCCATGCAGCCGTATGCCCGCATGTCGATTGGCGCCGTCCGCGTCGAGGAGGCCAAGGTCGTCGAGATCGCCTGCGTCGAGTAATCGACCAGGCAAAGCGCAGGGGCTTAACCGCCCCTGCTTTCGAAGCTGGGTATGAGGCCCACAACACAGGAGAAACATCATGGCTGCTGAAAATCTGAAGTCCACCATCGTCACCAATGCCGACGCTACCCCGGTCGATCTGACTCCGCCCTATCTGTCTCACGGTCGCATGCGCGAACAGGTCGCCATCATCGAAGGCGCTGGCGGCGACGCCGGCTCGACCTACCGCTTTGCGCGTGTCTGGTCCGGCTGGCGCATCTCCGACGTGATCTTCGCGTGCGACGATCTGTCGGGTGCCGGCGCAACGCTCGATGTAGGCCTGTACCAGACCGCCGAGAACGGCGGCGCGGTCGTCGATGCCGACTTGTTCGCCAGTGCAATCGACGTGGCTACCGCCGCTGTCGCGCGTACCAGCATCATCAACGAGTCGGGCGTAATCAACATCGACGACTCCGAGAAGCGCGTCTGGGAAATGGCCGGCTTGTCGGCTGACCCGCAGCGATGGTATGACATCGTGGGCACGTCGGGCACGGCGGCTGTTACCGGCACGATGATGCTCCAGGTGCGCTACGTCGACGGCACCTGATCGGCCCCGGCACCTTGCGGAAGGGCGGTTCCTCCTCCTTTCCGCCCGCAACCCCTCCGCAGGGTGCCGCCTTTTCAACCGACCAGGGTAGCCCGACATGGCCACGTCCGAAGTCGAAATCTGCCGAAACGCCCTGCTGCTGCTGGGCGATGCCGAAATCTCGTCGTTCGACGACGAAGGCGACCGGGTAACGCTGATTGCAAATCTCTGGACGAATGCCCGCGATGCGGTGCTGAGGTCGCATCCTTGGAACTGCGCCATCAAGCGCGTAGCACTGGCACCGGAAGCGACGGGCCCTGACTTCGACTACGCCTATTCCTTCCTGCTGCCGGGCGATTGGCTGCGAACGCTGTCCGTCGGACTTAAGGGCGACGCGCCAGCCTACGAACACGAGAACGGCCGCATCCTGATGGACGATGCCGTCTGCTATTTCCGCTATGTCTTTCGCAACGAGAACATTGCCAGCTACGACGCGACGCTCGTCGCCGCTTTGGAAGCCTACATGGCAATGCTGGCCGCCTACCCGATCACCAAATCGGCAGCTGTTCAGGAACGCATGGCAAGCCTGTACGAAGGCCAACTCAAGCGCGCCAGGTCAATCGACGGGCAAGAGCAACCGCCCGAGGACTTCGGCGACTTTCCCCTACTCGCGGTCCGGAGGTAAGCCGTGCCGCGCATCTCGACAATCCAGACCAATTTCACGGCCGGGGAGATTTCCCCTCGACTGCTTGGCCGCGTCGATGTTGCGCGCTACGCCAATGCGGTCAAGCGCATGGAGAACTTCTACCCGCTGGTGCATGGCGGCGCGCGTCGGCGCATGGGAACGCGCTACCAAGCCGAGGTCAAGGATTCATCGAAGCTCGCCAGGCTGATCCCGTTCGTGTTCTCGCGGACGCAGGCATTCGTGCTGGAGGTCGGCGATACCTATGTCCGCTTCTACGCTCCCGCCGGCCAAGTGCTCGACGGCGGATCGCCCTACGAAGTCGCCGGGCCGTGGCCGCAGGCGGCGCTGGACGACATCCACTACGCGCAATCCGCCGATACGATGCTGCTCACGCACCCGGATTACGCGATGCGCTCGCTCGTGCGGTTCGCAAACACGTCCTGGAAGCTCTCGGAAAAGACCTTCGTCGTTCCGGCATCCGAGGAAAAGGGCGACAAGCCGGCAACGACGCTCACGCTCTCGGCGGCCACGGTCGGCACGGGCAGGACGGCAACGGCCGGCGCGGCCAGCTTCGAGGCATCCGACGTAGGCCGGCAGATCACCAGCGGCGCCGGGCTGGCTACCATCACCGCCTACACGTCCACCACGGTGGTCACGATTACGATTGTCGATGCCTTCGCCTCCGTCGGGCCAATTGCTTCGCAGTCTTGGACGATCACCGAATCGCCGAAGACCACGCTTACCCCGTCGGCGAAAGACCCGGTAGGCGGTGCCGTCACGCTCACATCCGGCGCGGCCGCATTCAAGAATTCCGCGCAAGTGACCGACATCGGCAAGTTCGCCGAGATCAACGACGGACTGGTGGAGATTACCGGATTCACATCCTCAACCGTAGTCACCGGCATCATCCGCACCGTCCTGACCGCAACCAGCGCGGCCGCGTCCGGCGGCTGGGCGCTGCGCTCGGCGATTTGGAACGCCACCGACGGCTACCCGCGCGCCGTGGCCATCCACGAGCAGCGGCTGGTGCTCGGCGGATCGAACGGCTACCCGAACCGGATCGACTTGTCGAAGATCGGCGAACTGTTCAACTTCGCCGACGGCATCAACGACGACGACGGATTCGCCTACAGCATCTCGGGCGAGTACAACGCCATCGAGCATTTCCCGACTCTGCGCGGAATTTTGCCGCTCACCTTCGGCGGCGGATGGTTGCTGGCCGGAGGCGTCGAAAAGCCGCTGACCCCGACAACGCCTCAACTCAAGGACCAGACCAGCTTCGGCGCGTCGAACGTCCGCCCGGTGCGCGTGGCGAACGAGATCATCTACATTCAGCGCGGCGGCCGGCGAGTGCGCGCCCTGGGCTACCGCTTCGATACCGACAGCTACAACGCCGCCGACCTATCCGTGTTTGCCGAGCACATCACCGAAGGCGGGATCGTGCAGATGGCCTACAGCCAGGAGCCGGACCCGATGTTGTGGCTGGTGCGGGACGATGGCGTTCTCGTCGGCTGCGCAATTGATCGAGATCAAGAGGTCATCGGATTCTGCCGGCTTGTCACCGACGGATGGGTGGAGTCCGTTGCGGTCATCCCGAACGGCGACGTTGATCAGGTCTGGTTGCTGGTCAAGCGAATCGTCGATGGTGCCACGGTGCGCTACGTCGAGACGCTGGAGGACGGGTTGCAAACCGATTCCTGCATCACCGGCGCGGTGCCGTCTAAGACCATCGAGGCGATCACATGGGCGGCGGGCGTGGTCACGGTCACGATCACCGGGCATGGCTACAGCACTGCCGACGAGGTGAAGGTTGCCGACATGGACCCGGCCGGCTACAACGGGCGCTATGTCATCACCGTCACGGGGGCCAACAGCTTCACCTACCCACTGACCGACGACCCTGGCACGGCTATCGACTTCGGCGTCGTCTATCGCGGCAAGACTACGGCATGGTCCGGACTGGATCATCTGGAAGGCGAGACGGTCGATATTGTTGCCGACGGCGAAGTGCAGCCGCAGCAGACCGTCACAGCCGGCGCGGTCACGCTCGCGGAAGCGGCCTTTGAGGTCGAGATCGGATTGCACTACGACGCGGAGATGGAACTGTTGCCGCCGCCGGTAGGAACCGGGCAGGGCACGGCACAGGGAAACGCGATGTCGACCCATGAGGTTGTCGTCCGCGTGCATGACACCATTGGCGGGCGGATCAACGGCAAGGCCATCCCTTACCGCAGTTTCGGTGCTTCGGTGCTGAATCAGGCTGTGCAGCCGGCATCTCAGGACATCCGGATGTCCAAACTCGGATGGACGAAGGGCGACGAGACGATTACCTTGACGCAGGACCAGCCGTTGCCGATGCAAGTGCTGGCCGTAATCCGCCGCATGACGGTCAACGACGGGTAAGATTCCGACATGCTGCGCGACGCCATCATTGCAGACTATCCGACCTTGCTGGACATGGCCGAGGAAATGCACGCCGAAAGCCGGTTCGCGCGGTTCAACTTCGACCGCATGAAGCTGGCCGGCGTGTTTGATCTTGCGCGGGAACGCGGATTTTTCAAGGTCGCCGAGGACAAGGATCGCGCGATCATCGGCGCAATGGTGGCGATGGCGTGGGAAATGTGGTTCGGGCGCGATTTGCACTCGTCCGACCTCGGGCTGTTCGTTTCACCAGGGAAGCGCGGCGGGATTGCGGCGGCGCGGCTGGTGGATGCCTATGTCGAGTGGGCGAAGTCCAAGGGCTGCGCCGAGATCGGCATCGGCACCACGACCGGAGTGAACACGGAATTGGCCGGGCGGCTGTACGAAAGTCGCGGCTTCGAGCGCGTCGGCGCTGTTTATCGGATGGGGGCATAGCATGTGCACCGGCTTTGAATGGACTCTCGCCAACAGCCTAGCGGTCGCCAGCACCGCGATGCAGGCGCTCGGCTCAATCTCGCAGGGAAACCAGCGGCAACAGCAGGCCGACTACCAGGCCGCGCAGTCTGCCGCCGATGCGCAAGCCATGCGCGAACAAGCAACCATCGACGCCGACCGCGCACGCAAGGCCGGGCAGCGGCAGCGCTCGCAGGCCATCGCGCAGCTTGCCGCCTCGGGCGTTGAAGTCGGATCGGGGACCGCGCTCAAGATCGGGCAGACCATCGACACCGGGGCCGAGCAGGACGCACAGACAACGCTGCTTACCGGGCGCTACCGATCCGAGAATCTGGACCGCAACGCCGACTTGTTGCGAATCTCGGGCAGCAACGCGCAAACGGCGGGCTATGTCGGGGCGGGTTCGTCGCTTCTGGCCGGGGCGTCGAAAGTTGGCGCGGGCTGGTCGAAGTCGCCGCAGGCCAACGACCGGGGATATAGCTACTACGGGGACGACTCGTGAAGATCAACCTCGGCAACTTCGGAAACGTCGGGCTGGAAGTCCCGCAGCAGAGCGCGCGCGGGGCACCGGCCGGGGCATTCGGCACGGGCGAGGCGTTGAGCGATGCCGGGCGCGTTGTCGGCGGCGTAGCCGACAGGATGCTTGCCGAGCAGCAGGCGGAACAACGGGCAGCGGAACGGGAACGGGACGCGGAAGCCAAGGCGGCGGCGCGCGAGGCGGATCGGGTCAAGTCGATCACCGCGCAGGCCGAGGCGAAAAACGCGCTGGCTGATCTGCACGACGGCATCGGGCGCGGGCTGCTTGACGGCAGTCTCGACAAGTCCAAGGTCGGCGAGGACTTCACCGCGCAATCGCAGAAGATCATTTCCAAATCGCTGGCCGGTGTTTCGCCCGAGCATCAGCAGTTAGTCAAGGCGTCGCTGATTGACGACGTGGGGCGCTATCAGCGCGGCGTGACTTCGCTTGTCGACCAGAAGAACCGGGCGGACATCGGCGCGGGGATGGCGTCCTACATCGAACAGATGCAGCGGTATGCCCAGCGCGGGGAAGGCGAACGGCAGGAAGCCATCGCCAACATCGAGGCATTCGTGTCGTCGGCGGGGCCGGCGGCGGGGCTGGACGCGGCGAAGACATCCGCGACAATCCAGAACTTCAAGGAGGGCGTGACTTTCCAGTATCTCGACAACGCCGTAACCAAGGCGCAGCGCGACGGCAAAGCGCTCGGCAGCCTGGCCGCATCGCTCGACAAGTACCCGGAGCTTGACCCGGCAAAGCGGAATTTCCTTGAGGCGAAGATTCAGCGCAATCAGCAACACCTGGCGACGATGGGCGAGGTTGCCGAGCGCCGCCGCCTGTCGAACCTCAACACGATGGCGAACCGGCTTTCGTGGTACGTCGAGAACGGCCGCGAGATTCCCGCCAGCGAGTTTTCCGCCTTCGAGAAGGGAAGCAAGGGGACCGCATTCGAGGGCTTCGCCGCGTCGATTACCGCCGAACAGAAAGCCGTTGCCGAGTTCTCGCGCATGTCTCCCGTGCAGATGCAGACCCGCGTCAAGGAACTGGCCGCGAGCTACGGCGCCACGCCGACGAAAGAGCAGATTCAGCACCTGGACAAGGTAGGTAAGTTCGTGCAGAACAGCATCGGCCTGATGAAATCTGCCCCGCTGGAGTACGCGGCGCAGCGCGAGGGCGCGATTGTCGAACCGCTGGACTTCGGCAAAATGGATTCCTGGGCGTCGAACCTGGCGAACCGAACCGCGATCCTGACCGAGCAGAGCCGGCGCAACGGGACCGAACCGCGCGGGCTGCTGAAGCAGGAAGCGGCGGCGCTATCGGGATTCCTTGCCGGCGCATCCGACACAGCGAAGACCGAGGCATTGAAGGCGCTACGCAAGGGCTTTGCCGACGACAAGGTATTCCGCGCCACGATGCAGCAGATTGCGCCGGATTCGCCTGTCACTGCATTGGCGGGCATGATTGCCACGCGCGAGCGCCCGATGAAGATTTCCGGATTCTTCAGCGACGAGACATTCACCCCCGGCAGCACGGCGGGACTGCTGCTGGCCGGCGAGCGCCTGCTGAATCCCGGCAAGGATGCGAAGGGGCAGGACGGCAAGCCGACCTTCCCAATGCCGAAGGATACCGACATCCGGATGGAGTTCAACGCCAAGGCTGGCGAGGCATTCGCCGGAAGCCCACAGGCGTATCAACTCACCTACCAAGCCACGCGCGCCGCCTATGCCGCGCTCACGGCGCAGAAGGGAGACTTTTCCGGGGTGCTGAACAAGCCGATGCTGAAGGAGGCCATCCAGCGCGCAACGGGCGGTATTGCCGACGTCAACGGCGGTGTGGTCGTTACGCCGTGGGGTATGGATCAATCGACATTCCGCGAGACCGCGCGCCGCGAATTTGGCCGCGCCGTGGATCAGGCCGGAATCCCGCAGATGAAAGACCAGTGGCCGCGCCTGCGCTTGCAGAACACGAAGGGCGGCTATCTGGTGAAGTCCGGCACCGGCTACCTGCTGGGCAAGGACGGGAATCCGGTGCTGCTGCGCGTGAATGACCCGAACGACCCGAGCGGGCTGGCTGACCGGATTCCGAAATGAGCGCCTTTGACCTCGCCGCCGATCACGACTCCCTGAGTCTCGCCGATCAGGCGCGGGCGAATCCGCTCGACCTGTCGCAGCCGGCGGGATTCTTTACCGGCATGGGAACCGGGGCCGTCACCGGCGTCGGTCGCCTGCTGGCTGACACACAGCGCACGACCGGCCTCGCCCTGGGCGCGGTGGCCGGCAGTTTCGATATGCTGACCGGCGACGCACTCAAGGCGCAGGAGAAGGTCTTCGAGCATATTGTCACGCCGGCAGACAAGCTTTCGCGGCACCTGGCGCCGAAACCCGAAGAAATCGGCATGGCTGGCCAACTTCTGCATGGACTGATCAAGATCGGCGGCGAGGCGGTCGCCTTCGGCGCTCCCGGCGTGCTGGCGCTGGAAACTGTCGGCGGAACGCTGGACGCTCTCGACAAAGGCGTCGACCTGCAAACGGCGGCGAAGGTGGGCGGTGTGCAGGGCGTCGCCACGACAGCCGGCGTAATCGCTCCGATGACATTGGGCGCGACTGGTCTGGGAATGAACGTGCTGTACGGCGCCGGCATCATCCTGGCGCTGGGCATATTCCAGCGCGGCGCAACGGCGCAGATATACGAGGACGCTGGCCGGCACGATCTGGCGCTACAGTTCAAGGCGATGGACGGCGAGGCGATGGCGGTCGACGCGATCCTCGGCGCGGCGTTTGCCGGCGGTGGCCGATTCCTGCAGATTCGCGGCGAGAAGGCCCGCGCCGATGCGGTGGCCGAGTACAAGGCCAAGATTTCCGAGATGCTGGCGCCCGAGCATATTGACGCGGCGCTGCTGAAGAACGAGCAATTGAAGATGGAGCGCAGCGGGATGGGCCTGCCGGCTGATTTGGCCTCGCGCGATGCCCATGTGGCGAACCTGACCGGCGCGATTGACGACCTGATGGAAGGCCGGCCGGTGACGATGCGTGAGCCGGTAGGCGACACCATTCCCGACCCTGCGGCGGCGAAGGTGCAGGCCGATGTCGAGGAAGTGCTGCGGCCGGCGGTGGAGCCGGGTATGGCTCTGGGAGCGGCCGGGCCGGATGCAGTAGCTCTGTCTGCCGCTCGCCCTTGGGACCAGGCGAATCGCACCCGAAGGGGAGACGAGTGGTTTGAAGGCGCTCGCGTAAACGAATCTTCGCGCGCAGGATTTGCCGATGCACTGTCCAATGGTGGAGCCAATCTTCAAGCCCACGGTATGGGCAAAGAGCGGACGCTGGGCGGTGGAATCCAGAATCTGCTCAACATGCTGTCGAACGGGCTTGATGCCAATCGCGGCGGCGGGCTACTTCAGACAGCGCCGCTTGTAAGCCGGCCAGGCGAGGGGCTTGTTGGAGCAACGGCATCGGGGTCAGCGTACAGCGACGGTCCGTTCATGCTTGTCGCAAGGCCCGGTGAGTCGCTTACCGGCAACCTGTCGGGCCTTGGTGCTGTTCTGATCAATCAGGCGCACGCCGACATTGCTCCGCAGATTGCTGCCGCGATACGCGCGATACGGCCTGACATCATTGTTGCGCCATACAGCGAGGCTGGGTCGGTCGCAAAGCAACTGAGTTCTGAAAAAGTCGGCGCTGGCGACACGGCGGCAACTCCCAGGGAATCCTCGGCAGCTGCCGGTGCCGTCCAGCGCGCACCGGATGCGGCGCCGGCGCCGTTACCTGACTCCATCAAGCCCGAGACCGTCATCCCCATCGACGACGCCTACGCGACGACGACCGTCGCCGAGGCGCGGGGCATCATCACCGATCTGGAGACCGCCGCCCGCGAGCAGGAAACAGGCTTGCGCGCGGCGGTCGCCTGCTTTCTGAGGGCTGCATGATGAAGGCCGAATGCATCGACGCCGTGACGCAGGCCATCGGCCGCGCGCTCAACGCCAACGAACTGAAGAACATCGAGGATCGCGTCAGGTCGGCCATGCCGGCGGCACGGGCCGAACTCCAGAAAGCCGGCCAAGCCGTGACGCCGCGCGCCATGATGGAGCAGGCGGCAGAGATCGCCTCGCATGGGTTGCAGGCCGACGCCGCCAAGGTCAAGCAACGGATCGCCAATACCATCGCGGCGCATGACCGGGTGGCGAACTATCTCGCCACGGCCAAGGCGCGCGGCATCGACAACTTGACGGCGCTCGACCAGTTGGTCGCCTTCGACGCCAAGGCAACCGGCCGCGTGCTGTCGGTCGAGACGCAGGGAAAGGCCATTGCAGACGAAGCGATCGGGCGCCTGGTGCAGACCTTCGAGGCGACGAATCCGACGTGGTTCGGCATGGTCGAGGACATGGCCGGCATCCGGCTGCTGGTCAAGGAGATGATGGGCGAATCGACAGGCCACGCGGAAGCCGCGGCCGGCGCGAAGGCGTGGAAGGAAACGACCGAACTGCTGCGCCAGCGGTTCAACGCGGCCGGCGGCGACATCGGGAAGCTGGAGGATTGGGGACTGCCGCACCATCACTCACAGTCCAAGGTCTGGAAGGCTGGCGCCGACTCATGGGTGAAGGACATCATGCCCATGCTGAACCGCGACAAGTACGTCCGGCCCGATGGGCAACTGATGGACGACGCCGAACTCGAAGGCGTGCTGCGCAAGGCATGGGACACGATCAGCAGCAACGGCATGAACAAGATCGAGCCGGGCAAGGTGACAGGCTCCGCGATGCGCGCCAATTGGGGCAGCGAGTCGCGCCAGATCCATTTCAAGGACGGCGACGCCTGGACGGCCTATCAGGTCAAGTATGGCGAACAGGGCTTTTACGACGTGATGATGGGCCACGTTCGCGGCATCGCGCAGCAGATTGCGCTGGTCGAGACCTTCGGCCCGAACCCGAATCGCAGCTTTGAATTGTTCCGCGATCAGGCGATTCTCGACGCGATGGCGGCACGCAAGGACAACCCAAACGCGATCAACGAGAAGGCCATGAAGACGACGCGGCTGTTCAACCACGTTTCCGGGCAAGTCCTGCCGGTGGCAAACGAGGGCATGGCGCGCGGATTCGACGCGCTGCGCTCTTGGCTGGTAGCCTCACGGCTTGGATCGGCGGTGATTACCTCGATCACCGACGAGGCGACGATGGCGCTCATGGGCCACGTCAACAACCTGCCCGAGATGCAGATTCTCCGCAACGAGTTGCACGCGCTGAATCCGAAGAACAAGCAGGACCGCAGGCTGTTGGCGCGCATGGGGCTGGCCGGCGAGGTGATGGCCTCGAACCTCGGGCGCTTCGGTCAGGAGGGGCTGGGCGCGTCTTTTGCAAGCAAGATGGCGACGGCGACGATTCGCGCATCGGGCCTGTCGGCCATGACGGCAGCGCGCAAGGCGGCATTCGGCGCGACGATGATGGACTCGATAGGCCATCTGGTGAAGACCTCCGACTTTGCCAAACTCGACGCGACCGACAACCGCATCCTGCTATCCAAGGGCGTGACGGAAACAGATTGGGCGGTGTGGAAGCTGGCGAAGCTGGAAAGCTGGCGCGGCAACGACACGATGCTGACGCCCGAAGCTGTGCGGGCAATTCCGGATGCTGACCTCGCCAAGATCGCGGGGCCGAGAGTCAAAGAGCTTGAGCAAATTCGGGATACCAAGATCAAGCAGACGGAACGCTCGGCACTCATTACCGACGAGGCTGTGAGGCAGGCAGCAATAGAGCGGACGCGCAGCACCTATGACGCGATGATTTCCCGCGAAACTGGCCGCCTTCGAGATCAAGCCACGACCCGCCTACTTGGCGCATTCCTCGAAGAAGTCGATATGGCCGTCATTACGCCCGGCGCACGGACGAAGATGATCACCCAAGGATCGCAGGCGCGCGGCACGCTCGGCGGCGAACTATGGCGCAGCGCGTGGCTGTTCAAGTCATTCCCGTTGGCGATGCTTGAACGGCACGCCTCGCGCGGATGGGCATGGGGCGGCGAACAGGGCGGAACGGCTGGAGGCCGGGCAAAGTACCTGATGCCGCTGATTCTCGGCACGACCCTAATGGGCGGGGCGGCGGTGGAAATTTCCGAAATCCTCGCCGGGCGCGACCCGAAGAACGCGAACCCGTGGGACGATCCATCGAAGGCGGCGAAGTTCTGGGCGCAGGCGTTTTTCAAGGGCGGTAGTCTGGGCCTGTACGGCGATTTCATCTACTCCGAGGCAACCCAGCACGGCGGCGGCGGATTGTCGGCGATGCTGGGGCCGGTGGCGGGGCTGGCCGAGGAAATGATCGGCCTGACGCAAGGCAACCTGATCCAGATGGCGCAGGGCAAGGACACGCGAGCCGGCGCGGAAGCGGTCAAGGCGGTCAAGGGGCTGACGCCGGGCGCGTCGCTCTGGTACATCAAGGGCGCGGCGGATCATCTATTCTTCCAGCAGCTGCAGAACGAGCTTTCGCCGGGCTACCTCTCGACAATGGCAAGCCGGGCGCGGCGGGAATTCAATCAAGAATATTGGTGGGAACCGGGGCAGGCCGTTCCGGAACGCGCTCCCGATCTTGGCCGCGTGGTGGGAGAATAAGCACATGGCAAAACGTCTATCCCTGCTTTCCGGCCGCATCGAAGAAATCCCCGATGCCCCGGCAAAGTCTGCCGCCCCCGACCTCTCGGCGCAATCAACCTGCTGGAATACTGATGCTGCTCGACTATTTTTTCTGGCGGCCAAAGGCGGGCGGGCAATTCCGGCGAGACGGACGGATTGATATTCGACTGCCGGCGCCTGTGGAAGCCGAATCCAACGACGAGGAAATCACCGCGATACTCGCCATCATCATGCCAATATTGCAGGGGGAACCATGAGAAAAGACCAGATCGCACGGCTTAAGCAACTCGCGGAGGAAATCGCCGACCAGTTCATCATCGACGCCGACCCGGCGACATGGATAGGGCACGGGCTGACGCAATCCGAACTGACGCAGGCCGAGCGCGGCGATGCAGTCTGGTGCCGCAAGGTGCCAATCCAGACCGGGGCGCTGTTGGCGCGCGTGCTGGACATCAATGATCGTTGCGTCAGTCCAAACGGCGCGATGTCCCCCGACGAGGACACCGAGAAGGAAATCAAGAAGTACGAGAAGCAGGCGAAAGAGTTGATCCATGCAGCCCAATCGAGCGCCGCTGGAAAGCGCTGATGTTCGCTTTCTGGCCTTCTTTCTGGCCTGGGCGGACCTCATGCGGTGGAAGGTTCCAGCCATCCATCTGCGGGCGTGCGCGTGGTTGGCGACGCGCGGAGACCTCGCCGTGTTCCGCGCCTTCCGGGGATTCTCGAAATCGACCATCCTCGCGGTCTATAACGCATGGCGCTACAGCGAGGACAAGACGTATCGAATCCTGCACCAGGGTGACCAGGACAAGACGGCTTACAAGACCAGCCGTGACTCGAAGCGCGTCATCATGCGCCACCCATTCACTGCCCGGCTGCGCGAGATTCGCGGCGAATCGGCTTTCTGGTGGGTGCCCGGCGCCGACGACGAACGGAACCCGTCGATGCAGGCCGCCGGCATCCTGTCGGGCATCACGTCATCCCGTGCCGACGAGATCCAGAACGACGACGTGGAAGTCCCGAAGAACATCACGAACGCCGAGGCGCGGGAGAAGATGCGTTACCGGCTGGGCGAGCAGGTGCATATTCTGGTGCCGGGCGGGCGAAAGCTTTTCATCGGCACGCCGCACACGCATGACTCGCTCTACGACGAGATGGAACGCATGGGCGCGGACTGCCTGACGATCCGCATGTTCGAGCGGGAGCATCGCATCGAGGCGGCGACGGCGATGCGGTACGCGCTGCCATTCGTGCCGGAGTACGTCTTCGCCGGCATCGGGGAGGATTCGCAACTACTGGCCGAGGGCAGGGACTACCGCCTCGACGACAGGGTGATCCACTTCGCCAAGGCGCACGGCTGCCTGATCGACTGCTATTCCGGCTGCGCCTGGCCGGAACGATTTGACCGCAAGGAACTGGCCCTGCGCCGCCGCGAGACGCGCACGATCAACGAATGGGACAGCCAATACCAGCTTCACTCAAAGCCGGTTTCACAGCTTCGCCTCGACCCTGCGCGCATCATTCCCTACGCCGTCGAACCGCGCATCCACTACGCCAACAAGTCGGCATCGATGTGGCTCGGCAAAGTGCGGATTGTCGGGATGGCGATGCGATGGGACCCATCCTCCGGCAAGATCAATTCCGACGTGTCGGCGCTGGCGCTGATCCTGCAAGACGAACACGGCCGGCGCTACCTGCACCGTGTCGAAAAGCTGATGGGCGAGGTCGCGGAATTCGCGGAGGACGGCAAGACGATCACGGGCGGGCAGGTCTGGCAGATTTGCAATCTGGTCGAATCGTTCTCCGTGCCTCGCGTGACCATCGAGACAAACGGGATCGGCGGATTCGCGCCGGCCGTGCTGAAGGCGGCATTGAAGCAACGGAAACTGATCTGCGGCGTCAGCACCGAACAGGCGACCATCAACAAGGCGAAGCGCATCCTCGAAGCCTTCGAGCCGCTGATTTCCTCGCAGGTGCTGTGGGCGCATGTGTCCGTGCTGGAGGGGCCGCTATCTGCCCAAATGCGCGACTGGAACCCTGCCGCCACGAACCAGCCCGACGACTACCTCGACGCCGGGGCAGGAGCCATCACGGAAACGCCGGAACGCATACAATCACGCCAGACCGCACCGGCTACCGAACGGCGCGAGGACTGGAGGCCGAACAGCGAAGCACTTGAAGTCGAACTCGAACTGTAACGAAAGGAACCATCATGCCCGTCCAAGCAGCTACCCGCGTCAATCGCAGCACCGGCAACGGGGTGACTACGGTCTTTCCCTACACGTTCAAACTCATTTCGCAGAGCCATATCCGCGTCACGGTCGACGGAGTGGTCAAGACGATCGTCACGGATTACACCGTGTCAGGCGTCGGCGATGCCGGCGGCGGAAATGTGACATTCACATCGGCACCAGCGAACCTTGCGGCGGTCGTCCTGAGCGGGAGCGCGCCGTACTCACGATCCACGGACTACGTTCGCAACGGGTCATTCCAAGAGGAGACGGTCGACAATGACTTCGACCTCGCCGTCATCCTGATGCAGCAGCTTGACGAGCGCCAGGGCCGGGCGATTGCGATCCCGATTGACGACGCCACCGGGACGGATGTTGAACTCCCTGCTGCAGCGGATCGCGCGTCCAAGTATCTCGCGTTCGACGCAGACGGAAACCCGGTTGCGACTTCCGGGACTTCGAGCGTGATCGTGGTTTCGACGTTCGCGGAAACGCTGCTCGACGACGCGGATGCGGCGGCGATGCGGGCGACCATTGGGGCGTTCGCGTCTGCCGGCGGCAACTTGTCGGGCATGATCGTGGAAGCGGAAGGCGCGGCGGTATCCTCGGCGGCGTCCTGCAACATCTGGGCAACGGACGGGAACACTTGCCACATCACCGGCACGACGCAGATCGATGACTTTGCCACGGCCCCACAGGCCGGCGCGTGGAAGAAGGTTGTCTTCGACGATGCGCTAATCCTCAATCAGTCGGCGAACTTGAACTTGAATGGAGGCGGATCGGACATCACCACGGCAGCCGGCGATATGGCCTTCGCAGATGGATGTGTTCGTTGTGCGCAAGAGCGGGCGCGAGGTTGCGCCGCCGACTCCGGTAATCTCGACCTCCTACGATTCCGGCGATCTCACGATTGCACTGGCCGGCGCGCATACGCTGACGCACTTGCTCGGCGGCGTGCCGAAGATTTTCAACCTGCTGGCCAAGTGCACGGCGGTCGGCGGTGATGCCGGCTACGCGCAGGACGAGGTGATCGTCTTGGCGACGAACGGGTCCGACAACGGCGCCGGGACAAACACCAACACGAGCATGCGGATCACGGCGACGCAGATCATTCTCCGCGTCGGTAGTGGTTCCGGTAACACCTTCACATACTATCCACACGCAACGACCGGCGCGACCACCGGCCTCGACTATACCAAGTGGGCATTGATCGTCCGAGCCTACGCTTAACAGGAGATAGAAATGTCTGACCAGTGTCGCAGCGCAGAAGATTGTCCGCATGCCGAGGAATCGGCAAAGAAGGCCGTAAAAATTGTCTTTGCCATCCTTGGCGTCGATGTCGATTCGCCGAAAGAGGTTGAGGAATTCCGCGAGAACCTGCGATTTGGGGCGACTCTGCGACGGGCTGCGGATAAGGGATGGATAGCAATCGCCGGGGCCGTCGCCATCGGCATGGCGTCCGCTGTCTGGGTCGGCGTGGGGGAGTTGATGGGGCACCACAAATGATCAGCGCGCTGATTTCTTTCCTCGGCGGGTCGGTCTTCCGGATGATATGGGGCGAAGCATCGGCCTACCTCAACAAGCGGCAGGATCACCAGCACGAAACCGAAATGCTGCGCGTCCAGGCGGAACTCGATCAGGCCAGACATGCGAGCGACCTGGAACAGATGCGACTGGCGAACGAGTTGGGCGTCAAGACTATTGAGGTGCAGAAGGACGCGGCCATTGCGCAGGCCGAGGTAGATGCGTTCTCTCGCGCCATCGAAGCGGCGGCCCGCCCGAGCGGCATCAAGTGGGTCGATGCGTGGAACGGTGCGATCCGGCCCAGCTATGCCACCGTGGCGCTTGCCCTGTGGCTTGTCAAGGTCGCGGCGCAGGGCTTCAAGATGGACGCATTCGACGCGGAACTTCTGGCCGTGGTGGCGGGCTTCTACTTCGCAGACCGCAGCTTGGGCAAGCGGGGCAAATAGTGTTCGAGCTTTACCGCCTCATACGGCAGTTCGAAGGGTGCAGGCTTCGCGCTTACCTGTGCCCTGCCGGCGTCTGGACGATTGGATGGGGAGCGACCGGCGCAGGCATTGGCCCCGGCACCGAATGGACACAGGAACAGGCCGACAAGCGGCTGGAATCCGATGCCCTCGCGTTCGCAAGGGGGGCGCTTGCACTCTGCCCTTTATTGAGCGGGAACGCCCATGCAGCGATTGCAGACTTTGCCTTTAACCTGGGACTTGGCAGGCTGCGCGCCTCGACGCTTCGCAGGCGGCTGAACGCTGGCGACATGGACGGCGCTGCGGCTGAACTCAAGAAGTGGGTCAGGGGCGGCGGTCGGGTTCTCCCTGGCCTAGTTGCGAGGCGCGCAGCAGAGGCGGCGCTTTTGCGGTAGCAATCCGATCTGCTCGCGTCCTCTGCCCGGTAGATTTCGCCATACTCCGAAGCCGCGCAATCGCCTCGTCGTGAATGCGGTTCAGACCGAGGGTAATTACGCGGTCGAGATCGGAGAGTTTTTCGTTGATCGTCATCATGCCGCCGCGTCCGCCTTCGACGCGATCCACGATTTCGCGCCGTCGTAGCGCGCCGCCGGCAACTTGCCGAGTGATTCAATCTTCACCTTCAGGCAGAAGGTATCGACGGGAATCCCGGCAAACTCCAAATCCGTGCGCAACTTCGCCTCCTGCTCTGCCGTGATATAGGCCGCGCCGCTGGAATCCTGGGCCGTGGTGCCGTTATCGGCTGGCGGTTGATGCGAAGATGCCGGCGCGGGCTTCTTCGCGCCTCCTGCGGCCCATTCTGCGATACGCTTCCCCGATTCCTCGGTGATGGGCTTCCCGGTCGGGAACAGGTCGCGGTGCTGCTGCTGTAGCTTGATCGGGTGCGGGATGCCCGGATCGGTTGCCAGCAGCAGAAAGCTGGCCGTGAGTTCAAAGGGTAGGTTCTTCTCGCAGATCGGAACCCAGCCGTCAAGCCCGGTCGCGGTCTGCTTCTTGACGATCTGCATTTTCCCGTTCTCGCGGACCATCTCGATTTTTTCCTCTGCACGAAAGCACAGGATCAAGTGCGCGCGGACCTGCAAAAGCCGTTGCACCATCTTCTTGTGCTCGGTCTTCGGGCGAATCCATGCGGCCATCTTCACGGCTTCGCGCTTTTTCCAGTCGTCGCCGGCCATGCGGGTGAGTTCGGCCTCCTGCATATCCAGCACGCCGCCATCACCGGCCCACAGGTGCGACACGGAGTCGACCACGATTACGGGGTATCCCGCCTTGTCTGCCGCCATGATGGCCTCGGCGTAGGCGTGCGGGTTGAACGGCGCGGACAGGTCGCCGTGATCGAAGCGGAACTGGTCGGCGTAGTGCTTGGCGCGGCCTGCCTCGGTGTCGATCAGGGCGAAGGGCTTATCGCCAGCAATGCCGGACGCGAGGCGCATCGCCGTGTAAGTTTTACCGCTACCCGTGCCGCCGGCCAGCCCGATCAGCAGGCCGACGTTTTCCCGGATCGCTGGGCGAAAGGTGAAGGTCATTTCTTGCCCCCGAGAAACGCGCCGATGGCCTTGGCGATGCCCTTGAATTCCTCGCGCTTGCCGTAGGTACTGACGAAGGCGCGCAGCATTTCGGTGCCGTCTTCGAGTTCCGCAGCCGACCGTCTTGCCTCGCGTTCTGCGGCCTCTGCCGCGTCACGCTCGGCGCGCGCCTTGGCTTCTTCGGCCTCGCGCCTGACTCTTTCTTCCGCTTCCTTGGCCTCGCGTTCGATCCGTGCGCGTTCTTCCGCTTCAAAGCGCGACTTGCGTTCGCGTTCCTCGATCTCGCGGCGTTCGGCGTCGACCTTTTCCTGCGCTTCGCGGATGCGGCGCTCTTCGGCCTCGCGCTTGGCGCGCGCTTCTGCGTCTGCCTTGTCGCGGGCTTCCTGCGCCAGCCGGTCGGCCTCGCGCCTGGCCTTGATGGCTTCCAGTTGCTCAGCCTCGAATTTCTCGCGGGCCGCGCGCTGTTCCGCCTCGATCTTTTCCCGCTCAGCACGTTGTGCGGCTTCGACGGCGCGCTGTTTGGCGGCGAGTTCTTCGCGCTGGCGTTCGATCTCCGCGCGCTGCTCGGACAGGACGCGTTCTTCCTCGGCCTTCCGTGCGGCTTCCTCGGCGGCGATGCGGTCGGCCTCGGCCTTCGCCTTCGCCGCCTCCTCGGCAGCCTTGCGCCGTTCGTCGGCCTTGATCTGGTCGTCAATCGGGTCTTCGAGCGCGGACAGCGCGGCAGTAATCCGGCGCGCCTCGCTGTCGATTTCCTGCGTTCGCTTGAGTGCCGGTGCCTTGATCTCGACGCGGATTTTTTCCAGTGCAACACGGTATCCGCGAAGCTCGGCGCGGCCTTTGATTGCAGCGGCCAGCCCCTCCTTCGTGGTCACGTCGAACAACACGCCTTCATACTTCTGCCGCAATTCGGCAATTGCCGCAGCGGTGGCGTTGTATTCGGCAATGGTGGTAACCGGCTTTTCCATTACTTCGTTCATCATATCGCTCCTTTGTTGAGTTCGTCTTGAGTAAGCCACTGCCCCGGCTTTTCCTTCCTTGCCCGGTCGGCGGGCATGCCGTTTTCTTCGATGTCGCGGGCCTGCTGTTCTTCCCACTGCGCGAGCATGTAGGCCGGCGCTTCCGGGTAGCACACGCGCGCAGGGTATGCCGGCCAGTGTCCCGACTTTACGCACCGCTCCCACTGCTGCAATCCCGAATCGATCATCCGCGATCCAGCCTCAAGCATCGCGGGATCGACGCCGACGAGGGAACACAGATACGGCGCTTCGACCTCTTGAGCCAGGAACACGTAATCCGGCAGCACGCCGCAAGCCGCCAGCACGCCGCGCCGATACCATGCCGCCGACAGGTAGTAGCCCATGCCGATCAGTTGCGAACGCCCCCATGCTGACGGCTCGACGCTGCGCTCGGTAGTCTTGTAGTCGATCAGCACGGACCAATCGGATGAGCGCCGATCCGGCCGCATCTTGCAGAGCGTGTCGCCATCCTGCCAGATCACGGTTTCCTCGGACGCGCCGCCGTCAGGCTGGAACGCTGCCCAGACGGCCGGCTCGGTATGTTCCAGCGAGGCAATGAATTCGTGCGCCTCGGTAACCATGTCGTTGATCGCGCCCCAATCGGCGAGCAGGACGGGAATCTTCCCCTCGGCGCGCGCCTGGTCGCGTGCGGCGCGGATACTCTTGTTCGTCCAGCCTTCAGGTATTGCGCCGGTTTTCTCTGCCGGGTGGTCCTGCGGGTCGATCACCGCAACGCCTGCGCTGCTGCCTTCGAGCAGAAGAGCGTGCGCGATGCTACCCCGGTCGGTGCGGTCGCTGTTGCCGTTCTCGCGCGACGGATTCAGCCAGCTATCGGCCCAGGCTGCGCGCGGACATTCGGACAGCAGCGTCTTGATCATCGATGCCGATGCAGCTGGGGCCGCGAGGTAGTCGGCCATCGGTATTCCTGCGTGAATTCCTTGAATCATGTTTTCCCCTTTGCTCTTTGGTGAGCGCACCAAGCCATCCCTAGCCAAGTGCGCCTTCAGTCGATTGCTCTCCGGAGCCACGACACCCGCAAGCCTTTCGTCCTCGGGTGCTTGCTTCGCCGCCCGTTGCGCCTCTCAGAACTTCCCCACGATTGCGCATTTCCCCAGCCCTCGCCCGTTATCCTGACAAGCTGGCGGCCACCAGAAACGCGAAAAGCCCCAATCTGCTCAAGCCTTCCCGGTGTGTGCGCACCGTTCCCCGAAGGGAGAAAGCCTGATGAGATTGGAGCTTCATCGCCGATGCGCACACATTGGCAATCGAAATTTTGCACGCTCATTTAGGAGTTGTCAAGCCCTACCACGAACAACCCCACGCCCCTAGCGCCGGCCTCGGTATCGGCTGCGGTATCTCTGCTGCAATCTTCTGCTGCGTTGGATTCGGCTTCGGCGCATTCCTGCCTCGGCCGATCCGGATCACCGCCGCATATCCTCCATGCGCAACATCCCACCGGACGACATGCGCGTTTGCCTGGTTGATCAGCCGTTCGCAGACCTTCCAGCATCCGGATAGCGTGCTTCCGGTCTGGTCGGCGAAGTAGCGGATTGTTCCTTCCTCGTCGCGCGCAAGGATAGCGATGATTTGTTCCCGTAGCGGTGCGTGGCGAACGCGATCCCGCGCAAGCTGCGCGGCCCGCCGCTTCGTGAAGTGCCCGCGATGCTCGCGTTTCGCCAGTTCCAGCGCGCGGGCCTTGGCAAAAATCGCATGAACAGACCTCGCGTCACCAATTTCAGCGAGTCCTTCGACAAGTTCCTGTATCGACATCGTGGCGTAATGCTTGACGAGAAAAACGGTTTGATCCAGCGGCCAGATAGCGTTACTCATAGCAGCACCACCGCAGGCAGGCCGAGGGCGAGGACGAACCAGAACACGTAGGCATCGGTACTCATATCCGAAGATCCAGCCGGCAGATGGCGCGTTCGTAGTCGTCTTCGTCTTGGCGCAGTCGCAGGATGTGCGCGGGATTGCGGCCAGTACTGCGGGCGATCTGGATGTCGATGCGCGTCCAAGCGAGAAGGAAGGCGTAGAAGATGCGGAGGATTGGATTCATCACCACGACCCCGAGTTAATCGCGCGGGCTTCGGCCCGGTCGAACAGTGCCAATTCCTCGGCATCGTTCTCGGCCTGCGTTTTTTCCGCCAGGAGATCGCGCTCGTCGCGCTCGACGCGCTCGATGTTGTGGCACACAAGGCTGTATCGATGCGGGAAATCGTAAGCTTTGCAACGGCAGGGTTTCGCTTTCATGATTCGAGCCTTTCCTGGTCGATGGCGTGCGCGATGTAGCGCTCATTTTCGTTGTGGCGCTTCTGGCATTCGACGCGAATCATGATCAGCGTGTCGTCGTCGATGATGCGCAGAACGTCCTCCGGATGCCCGTCGAGCCAGAGGCGAATGATCGTCGGCAGCTTGCCGCTGGTCGGCAGGTAGTCGGCGCTGAACTCATGGCCGCGCACATGCACGGTGGCAGTCTGGTGGCTCATGTCAGGGTCAGCACGATAGCGGCGATGGCGGCGATTCCGGCCAGCACCGTAAAAACGTAAAGTCCATCCGATACTTTGTCCTGATATCGGAAATGGGCATCGCTGCATCCGTTATCGTCGTCATTGCGGAACATCATTTGCGGCTCCTCTTTCGTGATTTGGAGATTGCATTATCGGCTGCCGAATAATTTTGTCAAGGGGGGCTTGCTTTTTTTTTACGAGTGACTAGAATCCAATCGCATGAAGATCAAAACAGCGCATCAGATTTACATGAAAAACGTTGCAGCCAGGCGCAGGCGCGTCGCAAAGATGCGTCAGTTTGGTATGACGTGGAAAGCAATCGCTGCCGCGCTAGGGGTCAGCAGGCAGAGGGCGCAGCAGATCGGGAGCGAGATTTGACGCCCAACGTCGGAATTCAGCGGGCTTCGCCCGCTTCTGGCGAAGCTCCGCTGGAATGTAGTGTTATGCACCAGTTGTTAAGTTTTCCTTAACCACTGAGCAACGAAAGGAAACCGAATGAACTTTACACAAGTAGATGACGTGGCGTTCGCTGGATATGACTTCGCTGCGGGCCATGGTCGCGTTCCAAAGCTGCACGACCAGTTTGACGTCGACGCATTCAATGCAGGGATTGCCAATTTCAACGCGACCCACGGGACCAATGTTCCGCCGCTCTTCGAGCGCACGCGAACGATCTGCGATGGAACAAATGCCGGGCAGTCGTCGGATAAGTCGCTGGCGATTGTTGGTGCATAACGTTTGAATTCAGCGGCTACGCGCGCTTCTTGCGCGGAGTCCGCTGGAATGATTAGTTCGGCGTCTTGCGAGCGCCGACTTTTGAGAGGATGGAAACGTGGACATTTTGGAACATGCGTTGGCGCAGCGAATTGGTGGGGCCGATGGCGAACTGGTTGAGGCGTTGTGCGAAGAGGTTAAGCGACTACGCGAGATTGAGGCGGCGGCTCGGAACCTTTGCAACCAGAAGGGGCGGCATAACACCGAAATTGCGATGCTGCGATTGATGAGCGTATGCGGATTTTGACGCCTAACGCAAAAGTTGAGGCCGACGGCGCGGCTTCTTGCGCCGGTCGCGCCTCGAACGACGGGTTGGGCGGCGAGTGACTACGGAGAGCGATATGGACTACCTGATTGCCCATATAGGGCACACACAGAAACACAACGAACACGTTTGCTGGTGGAAGCCAGAGAGCAGGGGCTACACCATCTGCATCGACAAGGCGGGCCGCTACAGCGAGGAAGAGGCGCGCAGTATCTGCACGAACGGCTTGTGTATCGCTGTTTTGCCGGAGATGGCCGCAGAGATTGCGCGCAGCACGCCCTACTACCGGAGGACAGACGGAAGCCTTGCCAAGCTTTACGACGGCGACCAGCACCGGCCAGTGCCGAACACTCTGCAAGCGTGGAAACACCTGCTGGCCGCTCGACTTGGTGGATGCGCGCACCCAGACAAGCCGACGCCGATTGGCGCGAAAGCACGGGCGATCTACCTGCCGCCCAACGGCTGAAATAACCGGCGTGCCGGCATTATCGGCACGTCCGGGTTGATTGATTAGTTATGTTTCTTTGCGTATATACCAAAACAACTTGACAAAGTTTGATTGTGTAGATACAATATGGTTGCAGTTACACAACCAAGGAGAAACAACATGAACATCATTGAGGCGTATGCCAAGACCATGAAAATGGTAGCCGATGGGGAATCCCCGGAAAGCGCAGTAAGAATGGTGGTTGATAATTTTGACATCGATTACGACCACGATGCAGCGGCAATGATGCTGCATTGGCATTGCCATCGGGCTGGCGGGTTTTGCGGAGTTGGAGGCTATCCTCTAAACGCCAAACGACCGAACAACAGCCTGATGAAGTGGGCCGGTGCATTATGAGCAACGAGCGTCGCGGAGGCGCAGGACGCGGCCAGGGGCGCAAGCCCTTGGCGAAGACGGGCGAACTGATGAAGTCGCGCCCGGTGCGAATGACAGACGAGGAATGGGCGAAGTGCAAGCGCCTTGGTGGGGCAGCATGGGTGCGGGCAAAAATCAAGGCTGCCCGTGAAACATAACGTGCTAGCTGACCGGCGCGAGCCGATAGGCGAAGCGTCCAATGAGCGAAGCGAATGTGGTCGAGCGGAGGGTTAGAAGGCTATGCAAACGAAGGCGACTGGTTTTGTGCTTATAACCCCGACTGGCGCGATTTGGGCCGAGACATTCAGGCCCACGCGGGATGCCGCAAAGGGATGGCTGGCAATGCAGAAAATGAGCGACGGGCGATACCACGATTGGAAGCATTACTACCGGGCAGGATGGCGCTGCAAGCCGGCGACGGTTCAATTGGTGGAGCCTTCTAACGTTTGAATTCAGCGGCTACGCGCGCTTCTTGCGCGGAGTCCGCTGGAATGATTAGTTCGGCGTCTT